TTTTTATCACTTGTGCGAAGGGTAACATTTGATTACGGGGAACGCATTAACCCCGGACGTCGTCGGTAACAACCGTTACAGAGAAACATCTACAGTGACCAATGACTCGAAACACGTGTCCCATAGTGCACGGGGCAACCGAGGTGCAATATGAGGACGTCGCGCGTCGACCTTGCCACGTGTGCTGTTGACGCGCTGGAACCCAAGGATTCCATCACACACGGACGTATAACACTCAACGAGCCCAGGCTCCCACACGCCATAAACGTGCTGGAGGAAGGACCCAAAGTAGTCAGGGTCGACGACTTCAGCCTTAGAAGTCATGTCACGTAATTCCTCTGCAGTATACTTGTACGCCATTGCCTGGTTCCTCATGTCCAAATAAGGTGTAGACGACAGCTGTTCTGCAGTTTCCATAAGGATGGTTCGTAGGCTCAGAATGTGCCTGTGCTCATATGCCGCGGATAACAACTTACCCGCCATATAATCTGAATCACTGACAGCACGGTTGTAATTAGCCCGCACTGGCAGTTTGGCCAGGACTCGACCGAATGAAGGCACGGGGAAGGTGCGATGAGCGCTCGGGACGAAGCGTTTACGCAGAAAAGTTGCCTGCTCGCGCTTTTCTGGTATCTTGACTTCAGCATCCATCCCGAAACTCTTAGCAACTGTCACAAACGACTCGGACATCTCCGGACGCTTGTCCTCGACAGTATACGTTAAATTGTCATCCCCGTAAATCAAAGTAGTAGACTTAGTTACTCCCGCCAACCGGTGGGAAGCCAAGCTCACGCACGCGTTAACATAGCCGTTGCCTGTGGTTGTTGTTACCTCCCCAGACCAACGTTGACCCGTGACCTTGCCCCGCAAACCGTACCTAGTAAATACCCTAACTGATACGTTTGCAGCAAACTCTCGTACAAACCACTTTGGAGCCCCTAGCTTGTAATAGACCATGGCCTCCTTCCTACGAACACCCGCTGGCTGCGTGCCGTCGTTGTTCTTGAAATCGCTCTCACACACATTACCGGGTGTGTTATGTACTATGTCTGCTATCTCGTCTGCAGTCATACCGACGCAATATATGATTTCATTCCCTACGTTCAGGGGATTGCCTCGGGATAACTCTTCTCTAAGACGACGAGAGAGATAGAAAACGATAGAGCCCATCACGAGGTTATACATGTCGCCTCCTTGATAGACGACTCGTGGTAGGGCACCATCATTCTTCAATAGCGCCTCCGACTTAGCAAAAACAACTTTGTCCGTATACCCAGGAAGTGTGAAATCCTGCGAATCCAAAAGCTCCTGCAACCTCTCCCGCTTAGTGCCGCTCATCTCGTCCAGGTAAGCGTTGATCATCTCCAAATCAAGACGTATTTCCTCACGCTCATGCAGACGCGCCATGAGCATATCATGACCTTCAAGAAAAAGGTCACTAACGTCAGGGTTAGGAGAATGATCACACCTCTTCTTGACAGCCTGGAGAGTAGAAGCCTCGGACTGAGACACTACCTGAATGGGCACCCCCTCAATGAGTGCACCTTTGATAGGCTCGCTAGTGCACGGGGGTTCAACTGTTTTGGTTATATTAACCGAAGGCTCGATGTTGAGATAACGCACTTCCGTTGGATAGTTAACGGGCCTATTGTCACGAGGCCCGCCAACCAATGGAAGAGTGCGTGAGAACTC